AACTCCAAAGCTCTAATGCAAAAAGGGGGAATAAGTTGTTATCCCTCGGTTGGTTTTGGGATAACAAAGCTAATGACTGGCAACAAATTGGCAACACCACCCCGAAGGCTAGTAAATAAGCGGATTACTTCTTGGCTACGGACCAGGAGGTTGGGGGTTCGACTCCCTCCGGGTGTGCCATTCATAAATAGCGGGAATCCCGCTTAAATAGAGACCTTCCTTCGGGAGGGTCTTTTTTTTGGTAGACTTATATTTTACCACTCTATACCTAAATATACCCATGTTTCACCAATTTACTGCCAACAAAAGCGCCAACAGATGAAAATAAGTATAGCTAGGAGGAAGGTTAGAGATAGGGATATGTGGGCACTTACTGTTTCTCATGAAGGGAAAAGAAAGAGGAAATTCTTCAATACCCAAGTTGAAGCAAAACAATTTGATGTTTTATCGTGGCTAGGGGATAAGGAAAAAAAGGAGCCTGCTGGTAACAGGACGATCCTATCTGTTGCCTTTGATTTATATATGAATGACTATTCAAAAAGAAATAGGAATGAGCATAAGATCAGGCAGAAGGGTTATGATACGACATATGACCGAGTGAGTAAGTTCATTAACTGGTTTGGAGCGGAGAGAAAAGTTTCAGATGTAAAAACTGAGGATTGGCATGATTATATAGAGTCCGGCAACTGGAGTCACAAAACAAAGCTAGGGTATGGGGGTGCAGTTAAGATATTTCTAGCTTGGTGCGGATCCAAGGGATTAGGTCAGTTGAAAGAAAACTGGTACTCCACCGTCAATAAGGAGTTGATTATAGAGCAAAAGCAGAAGAAGTTTCACAAGTTACCAGGTATTTGTACTCCGGAGGAAACACAGGGATTGCTTAATGCGATACACGAGAAGTACAGACCCGCTATTGCTATTATGTTTTTTACTGGAATAAGAGCAGAAATAGAAATGACCATGCTTCAATACTCAGACATTAAGTGGGGCAAGAGGATTGGCTTGAAGGCAGAGATCACTAAGACAGGAAGGGAGCGATGGATTATCCCACCTGAAAACTTATGGGAATGGTTACCCAAGAAAAGTAAGGGTTCAGTAAATCCAGTTACATATAATGCTTTATCGCAAGCTAGAGCTTTGGCGGCAGGTAGAGCATTTGGATATAAGCAAGGCACAAGTTACAGAGAAGGATTTGACTACCCATCCAATGGAGCAAGGCACTCCTTTGGTAGCTACGGGTATTGGATAGATTTCGAGTGGGCTCTTGATACCATGGGGCATATGTCATCAGAGACATTCCTTAAAAACTACAAAAACAATAGGGTAGGGAAAGAGGAGGCGGAGGAATACTTTAGTATTGTTCCTGCATAAATCCTACATTTTGTAAAATGATTCGCCAATTTGTCATAGCGTGTTTTTATTTGATAACACATTTTTTCGTGTTGCATATTATGGTATTAGTTTTTACTTCTTAAAACATGGAGGATGATAAAAAAGTAAATAAGGTTAGGGCGGAGGCATTTGATGCGTATGAGCGCGTGCGTCCCGTCCTGGGCGAATATTTTGATTCTTGGGTTTTAACTGGTCACCGTGCGGGATGTAAAACGAAAGTTGTCCTGGCGAATATTGATTCATGCTCGCCGGACATGAACAACCAGTTAAAAAATGCACAAAAATGGAAAAAGGTCCCCGTGGCAGATACTTACTAGGTATCCACCAGTATTCGTAAGGTTATACGCAAAAGAGCGTAACGGTAATAGGATTCATTGCGCCCTTAGCGACCAAGAGGTTGCTATTCGTGGAGGCATTAATCTTGATTCGGTGCGTCGTATATCAAAATTAACCTCATGGGATGATGTTACCATTGGTGAAGCTAAGCAATTTTGCAAAGGTTGTAATTTTGACCCCTTTGACTACTTAGACAGAAATCGCGTTGCAGCTTATACTCGCCGGGGTACATATGCATTCCTCCGAAGAAGTAGTCACTGGGAAACCACATTTGTTCCACTCATAGCTATTTTACAAAATGCCCAGAACACATAAAATTAAAACCGATGTTCTGGCTTCAGCGATGAAGGAGCTAGATGGAGATTACGCAAAGGTGGGAGAGCACTTCGGTGTTCCCGCAAAACAAATAAGGGAAAGAGTTTATCATGACCCTCAACTCTATGCAGTTTGGGTAAAGAACGGAACCAAGGATATAAAGCCCGACTCTATAGAATTAATGGAGAGGCAAAATGAATTTGATGACACTGAGGGTAGCAGACTGATTGGTGCGTTGGATAAGAACAGTAAGTACATATTCAATAACGAACTAGAGAATATTCTATCCAATCCTAATAATGTAGAGAAGCTAAAGATATTTGAGGACTTTGATGACTCGGTAGGTCTATTGATGGCTGAAGCATTAAGGGTTACTCAGAAGGTTAATATTAGGCAGAACATGTCTTTGTTTGAGGTTACGGAAGCACTCAAGGACTCACTTGATGATCCCGAGATGGATGCAGAGGAACGAATACTCCAGACTAGATTATTCCTCCAAGCTACAGAGCAACAAGGTAAGTTTTATGATAGGCTGCTGAAAGGGTTGGAGTTTCAATTAAAACTTGCCGGAGAAAAAGAAAAGCAGGGCACTAAAAAGAAACCAGGCTTTCGACCCCTTAAAGAACTAAAGGATGCCAAAGAAGAAAACAAAGATTGACCACAAGATACTGATTGAGAGGTTTGCACCCGAGGCAAACTCTCCTAAGGAAGAGTCTGAGTCTGAGCCTTGGTTGCCATCATTGACCAAAACGCAGAGACTAATCTTTGACGATCCATCTAATTACATCCTTGCATATGGGGAGAGAGGCTCCGGGAAAACATACTCATTAGGTGGCCATAAGTTAGTTCGTCATTGCTATGAAAATTTTAATGCCCTGGCATTGATTATTGTTGGAGTTAGATCACAAGCAACAATGGGTGGGGTGTGGCACAAGTTGCAAGTTGAGATTCTCCCTGAGTGGGTTGATGGAATTAACCTGGTGCATACAGATGAGAAGCAAGATACCCAAAAGAACTTATTTATAGATATAACTAATCGTTTCGGCGGATCATCGAGGGTATGCTTGATCTCAGTTCCTTATGGTTCTTTTATTAAAGACAGGATTAAAGGTTTCGAGCCCAGCTTAATATTCGTGGATGAGCTTACAAACTTGGATACAGATGATTACTTTAATGCAGTAGTCCAGCAGTTGGGTCGAAGGCAAGGTATCCATGGCCCTCAGCAATATTTAGCTGCGTGCAACCCGGACGGACCGAGCCATTGGGTGTATAAAAGATTCTTTGAAGATCCATATAATGAGGATGGTGTATGGAATAAAGATTACGCAGTTTATCATGTAAAGATAGAGGATAATATAGAGAACTTACCGGACGGGTATTATGATCGTATTCAGGAGGCAGTTAAGTCTGATCCGATTGAAGAAGCTCGAATGGTGAGAGGGGAGTGGATTGATCGCCCGGCGGGGAATGCAATATTTGGCCCTTACTTCAATAGGTCGCTACATGTAAGGGGTGATGCTAAAACAGGAATTGTTCCCAATGTAAATTATCCGATAATAGTCGGATGGGATCCGGGTTCTGTCAATAATGCCTGCATCTTCATGCAAGCCCTACCAGGTGCCGACAGAACAATTTGGACGGTGTTTGATGAGCTGGTTACCATAAACAAAAAGCTACCATACACCACGCTCGTTCCTTTAGTAATGAGGAAGATGGCATACTGGAATAGAAAGTGCGATCACGACTTCACTTTCAGTCATGTATCTGATAATTCTGCATTCAATCAGTTTAGGGCTAAGACAGGCTCCTATGATGTTAAGGATATAGAAGAGATTTCCAGGACTAAGGCAGAAACCTTCAACCTAAGACCGATTAAGATGCGTGCCGCTCCAAAGTTCAATGGATCAGTGGAGTCACGGGTTCGTTTGACAATTGCAAAACTGCAGAGTGAGCAGTTCTTAGTTTCCGCACAATGCACTGCTATTTGTAAGATGTTTCAGAATCTAATCTCAGAGAAGCAGGGCAAAACATACGACCCAAATATATCATATAAACCAAAGAGGAGTGTATATGTACACCCCTTTGATGCTATGTCATATGTGTTTTTGCACTACGACTCAATGAGCCTTGGGCCAACACCAGAAGTTAAAACCGAAATCATGGATATTGGTGCTTGATTTTTGTAACACTAAAACATAAGTTTCAAATATGCATATGGAATCACTAGCAAATTTCGACCTGGAGATGTATCCAGATATTCTAACAATGCTTGACGGCATTCAAGTTGGGGACGAAGTCAGACTATCTGCTTCATTCACCGTAAAAGAGATGTCTGATAAGAAATTCTCTGCATCTTTTAATGATAACGATTCAGATATAACAATCTCTAAAATTGGTGGTGAAGATGATGAAGCAAGCGAGGATAGCTCCGAAGAAGAGGGAGAAACAGAAGAAAGCTCCGGGTGATTCACAATATGCGACATCTGCTTCACTCATTATGGACGCGCATTATGCGCGTTTGGGAATCAAGAAAAGGTGGAACAAAGAAAGGGTAGATCGTCTATGCGGTTTCTTGCGGATGAACTACGGGGAGATTGCAAGCTTACTGCATATGCCTCACGAAGAATTTGCGAGAAAGATTGTTTCTACAAAACCGCTTGATGGTCCACTTTGCTTACTGCTTACGATTATCGAAAGACGCTATCTGTACGATTACACAAAGGACACAATAGACAACTTATTCAATTTTACCGATGGTTAATAAAGACATACTTAGGAAGTTCGGATGCACGCAAGAGCGATTGCGTGACATATTCACCTCAACTGAAGGTGCTGATCTTGAAACAAGAACCCGCTTCCAAGACCTAGTTCAATCTAGGATTATTGAAGGTATTCGGTCATGTGCCGAACACTCAAAACTTTATATGAGCGTTGATATGGCGTGGGACTCCTTGCCAATCAATAAGTCTACTATTCCGTTATTACAGTATGCACAGGGTAAGATTTCACTAGAGCAAACACACGGGAAACTAGAAGACCTGGGCATGGCAGATAAGTTCTGCGAGTATGACGACGAGGGGCAACTGAAAAGTATAAATGCCTTAAGACTATACGAGGTGTCAGTTAATATTATTAGATCCTATGTTACTCGTCGTGTTGCGGCGCAGGCTAGTAGATTTAGTAACCTATTCCCGTATTTCAAGTTTGAAGCAAGGAGTACACAGCTTGCAGATAAGTTAAGGGCAGATGTATTATCTCAGAGAGTAGAGATGATGACTGAGCAATTTGGTTATCGCCATCAATTTGAGCAGATCATCCGGCAGATGTTTATGTATGGGCATAGCGTTGCATTCCCGGATACTTCTTGGACGGAAGATATTCAATGGCGGTACGGAAAAGACTCCTTAACAGGAGAGGAAACCCTTGAATCTTACTGCGAAAAAGGAGGTGTTAAATTCACAACTCCTCACCCATCTAGGGTACTAAGAGATACATCTCGCCCACTTCATGATATAAATAACAACCAAGGTCCCGAGTGGATAGGTTATTGGGATATTGTTAGGTACGGCGATATACATGGGAATCCAGAAACTTGGAACTCTGACAAGATAAGCTTCACGAATAGCCTCTCATCCCTATATAGCACTTACGCAGATTTCTTCGGTTACTACTTCAATGATGATATTTCATTCCCTAAGGTGAATGATACTTACGCGTTTAGAAATGAGCGCACAGCACAGGTTGGCATCTATGCAGCAGAGGAAGAAGACAAAGGTATGTTTGTTACGCAAATGTGCATGAAGGTAAACCCGAAGCGTGATGGGCTCGGCGAATACCCACACGAGGTATGGTTAAAACTTACAGTAGCAAGTGACGAAACGGTAGTATATGCCGAGTACCTTCCTTCACTTCCAGCTATCTATGGTGGAATCAATGAGAATGATGATCGCATGGCGAATATATCAGTGGCTCATGAAATTATGCCATACCAAGACCAGTTGACTAACATACTTAGTTCAATGCTCGAGCAGATGAAAATGAGCATGTTTAAAATCTTTGCTATAGATCAAGATGCACTAGATGATGATGTGAAGGAGTACATCAAGGATGCCCTGTCTGATGACACATTTTATGCAAAACCAAAAGCACTTTTTTATTCGGGTCAAAAAGCGGCTGATTTAGGAATCAATAATCACGACTTCATTAAAGTAGTCGATGTACAAAAAGAACTTTCTGCTGGTGTCAATCAGTCGATCCAAGCAATCCTCCAGTTGCTAAATCTCGTCGAGCGTTTGCTGATCCTTTCTCCACAAGAGTTAGGACAGCCCGCTCCACGAGAAATTAGTGCAACAGAGGTAGCGGAAATAAGTAACACGACAAACGCCATTTACTCTTTTATATCTGAGGGTATAGACGATATGCGTGGTGCGATGAAGAAGGTATTGTACGAGCATTTAGTGTCTTGTTCTTCAGATTCTTTTATTGTGCCGATCAAAGGAAGGTACTCTGAGAATATCATTAGAGAAGCGGGATTCGATGTAGAAACATCCGGTGGCGAGAGTATATCAAAAAGAAATGTCATAGGGAAACCAGAGAGTCTTAT